TCAAGGTGACTCTGGCCAACGCCGACGCCCTGCTCATCCTCGACGCCGCCAAGCGTGGCGCCATCAACTAACTTTCCCACCTATGAAACAACCCATCCCCGTCAACGAGCAGACCACGCAGTCCCTGGTCACGCCGCCCGTCCCCATCAAGGAGACGCGCTACATCATCCTGCACGACGGCACTGTCGCCGCCCGCCTGAAGCCCCGCCGCAAGGGCAACATCAACTACTGGTCCCTCTCCGTGAACGGCCACCTTAAGGTGCTCAACCAGCAGAGCATCGACGACCTCGCCGCCGGCAAGTAACCTTTCCCTGCACCCATGAGCAAACAAGCCAACACCCCCACCCCCGCCGCCGCGGATCTCGTCAAGGCCATCGCCAAGGTCGAGAACCTCGCCGCCAACAAGGTACTCAAGACGGATAAGTTTACGTCCAAGTACATCACCCTAGACGTCATCCTCGACGCCGTGAAGCCCATCCTCGCCGAGCACGGGCTGGCCCTCAAGCAGTCCGTCATCAGCGAAGACGGCCGCATCGGCATCGCCACGGACATCATCCACGAGACCGGGGAGGTGTTCACCTTTGGCCGCCTCCTCATCAAGCCCGAGGGCACGGCCAAGGACCACAACACCGGCGAGATTAAGATTGTCCCCTTCACCGCCCAGCAGATTGGGTCTGCCATCAGCTACATCCGCCGGGTCTCCATCTGCGTGGCGCTGTCTTTGGCCGTCGATACCGATGATGACGGGGCTTCCGCGTCGAACGTGCGTCCTACCATCGCCCCCTCTATCAAAGCGTCTCCTGCGGCCAGCCAGAGCCCTCAAACGCCCCGCCCCTCCGGCTACCTTGCCCACCCCGAGGCCGCCGTCCGCGTCCTGCAGCGCAAGGGCTGGCTGAAGGAAGGCCAGGGGCTGGCCGACCTGACCGCCGAGCACCTGACCAGCATCGCCAACAACCCGGCCTTCAACGCGGCCGTCTCCAAGGAGGCCCAGTCGTGAGCGACTTCCTCACCCCCAGCGGCCAGCCCTTCGACCCGATCGGCGAAGCCTTCAAGAACCTCAACACGGCCAACGAGCTCGCCACCGCCAAGGCCCGCATCGCCCAGCTCGAAGAGCGCAACGAGTTCATGCGCGAGGCCGGCGACCAGCTCTGGTACGTCGTCCGCCACGCCAGCGAGTGCCAGCCCCAGGACATCATCGACGCCTGCCAGCAGTGGGCCGACAAACGCCGCCATGGCTGAAATCCCCAAGTCCATCGAGCGCCTCGCGGAGAAGGACGGCGTCTACCTCTACGGCCTCCTGATCCTGCTGGACGGGGAAGCCTACTGGGAGTGCACCGCCGCGACGGCCAAGGGGCTCGAGACGACGATGCGGGCATGGAAGACGCACACCTTGCCCTCCCTCAAGCGCTCGCAGGTCCGTTACTTCGTGAAGTCTCCCGGCGACATCAAGGAGATCACCATCCCTTCCCGCCCATGAGCCCCCAAGAGTCCGCCCGCGCCAACATCCTGCGCCTCTCCACCGAGGCCAACGCCATGCAGTCCTACCTGCTGGCCTTCGTCACCCAGACGGACATCAACCGCATCGGCGAGGACCTGACCCGCCTGCGCGCCGTGCTGGCCGTCACCGACTTAAACCACATCGACGACGTCCACGACCTCGACGAGCTGCGCGAGCGCCTTAACTCCCTCCGCTCTGCTGTCTCGGTGCTCCTGGTCTCCCTGCACAACATGCACGAGAAGGCCGAGGCCATGCACACCACCCTCTCGGCCGTCGAGGACGCCGTGGACAACCCCGACGACACCCTCTGACCCTCTTGGGGCTGGCCGTGGTTCGCCCGATTGGATCCGGGCATGTTCCATAGTCCCCGGCCAGCCCCTCCCCTTTCCACCCACCCAAAAAACAAACACATGAACCAAAAAGAAACCAAACAAGAAAACGAACTCCTCCACGCTCAGTCGCGTTTGCTCATTGAGCGCCTGCATGAGACCAAGGACGAGCTAAAGCACAGCGACAAGTTCACGCAGGACAGCCTGCACGACTTCGACCTGGTGCTCGCATCCGCCGACAAAATGGCCAAGGAGCTGCCGACCAACTCCGTCGCCCGCGTGCAGTACGAACGCATCAAGAGCATCCTCAACATCCGATAACATACATGAAGACATACACGCCCCCCGACATCCTCACCATCGAAGCCAAAGAGGTCCGCACCGAGAACCGCGCCGACTACGACGTCCTGCCCGGTCTCAACCAGACCATGGCGAAAATCCTCATCCGCAGCGCAGCGAAGTACCGCCACGCCCTGGCCAACCCCCAGAAGGCCACCGCCGCCCTGCGCGAGGGCATTATGACCCACGCCTGCGTACTGCAGCCCGAAGTCTTCGCCCACTACAAGCCTGAGCCGGACGTCAAAAAGAACACCAAGGAAGGAAAAGCAGCGTTCGAGTATTGGAAAACCACGCTCTCCATGGAGGACATCCCTTGCGACTGCGACGAGTACGACAACGCCCTGCACTACGCCGACGGCCTCCGCGCCGTGATGGCCGCCCACGGCATCGAAGTCCACGCCGCCGAGATCGTCCTGTCGGCCACCTACATGGGCGTGCCGCTCAAGGGGTCCATCGACTTCATCGGCAAGGACGGGTACATCTACGACCTCAAGACCACCCGCGAAGAGGCTACGCAATACGGCTTCGGCCGCGAGCTGCAGCGCAACCCGGACTTCCGCCTGCAGGCCGCGTGGTATATGCACCTCTGGAAACTTGTCTATGGCGAGTCCCCTGCCGGCTTCCGCCTGATCGTCGTCGAGAAGGAAGCCCCCTACGAGGGCGCCGTCTTCGAGCTCGACCAGGAGCTGATTGCCGATGGTGGCATGAAGATGCTCGAGGCCATCACCACCTACCAGAAGTGCTCCGAGTTCGACTCGTGGCCGACCTACCCCGCCGAGATCATCAAGGTCGAGCCTTGGAAGAAGCCCGGCGAAGCCACCCCCCTCTCCTTTTCCTAACCACCCAACCACCCAGAACACATGAACCAGCCCCCCGAACGCCCGGCCCTCAAGACCATCACGAAGACCGGCATCTACAACCTCCGCGTCTCCAAGCCCAAGCTGGAGAAGGTCCGCACCTGGGACGATGGCACCATGTCCTGCCGCGTCTTCTTCATGGACGCCGAGGGCAACTGCCTCAGCCAGTCCTACGGCACCAAGTACGCCAACAGCCTTGCCATGATGGTCGGCAAGATGTCCGGCCAGTACGTCAGCGCCTTCGTCGGCCAGACCCCCGAGGATTACGTGGCCTACGTCTCCAAGGCCGCCGGCAAGACCACCGAGACGCTCGTCGAAGTCACCCCGGGCGAGCCCCGCGACGGCCAGCCCACCTACAAGTACAAGCTGACCTGGGCCAAGAAGGGCCAGACGCTCACCGCCCCGGACTCCTTCTAATCATGAGGAGCACCGACAGAATCGAAACGCTGCTTGAGCGGATTGCGCTCATTATGCAGGTGCAGGCCCGCAAGGACTTCCTGCTGTTGAAGATGACTCCTGCCGAAGTCCAGAAGCAGCTTCACGCCGAGTTTGCTGACACCTACGAGCAGAACTACAATCTGCCCACGCCGTCGGCGGCTTATCACATTGTCAGCAAACCCTTCTGACCATGAGCGACAAACACTGCGTCCTGATCTGCGGCTTTGCCCGCGCCGGCAAGGACACCTTTGCCCGGGGCCTGCTCGCCGGGGCCAAGCACGCCATCGACACTGTGGCCTTCGCCGACTCCCTCAAGGAGGCCCTGCGCGTGGCCGCCAACGACGTGGGCATCGACGTCAACTACGGCCGCGAAGAGGACAAGCTGCTGGACCGCCCGCTCCTGGTCGAGTTCGGCCGTGCCATGCGCCGACGCAACAAGGACGTCTTCGCCGCGATGATTGCCCAAGAGCTCTCGCACATGTGCGACAAGCATACCTACGCCGTCACCGATTGGCGCTACCTCAACGAGTACAACGTCATCAAGGCCGCGTGCGACGAGAAGGGCATCAAGCTGCATACTGTCCGCATCGTCCGCCACGGCTGGCAGGCCGCCAACGAAGAGGAAGGCAACAGCATCCTCGAGATCATGGAGGCGGTCCCCTTCGACGAGACCATCTACGCGACGAGCGGAGACCAAGAAGGCGTCCTGCTCCATGGCTACCGCATCGCCCAACTCTGGCACCTATGAGCATCGACCCCATCACCCTCGCTGGCTACGGGGACACCCCGTCAGACCTCTACGACCTGTCCAAGAAGTGGGGCATGTCTCCTGATCGCCTCAAGTTCCTCTCCCGCTGCCCTTCCGGCATACACCGCAACTGGCTCAAGGACCAAGGCACGTGGACGCCCGAAGAGAAGCGCATCGCTGGTCAGTGCCGGCTTGCCTACCGCCAAAACTTCACCGCCCACGAGGCGGCCGAGATGGCCAAGGTGAAGGTCGAGGTCGTCAACGCCTTTCTCGAAAAGGTCGGCGCCACGTGGCCCGCTGGTTGCCGGCGGAAGTTAGCCTGGGGCGGCGGCTCGACCCTTAACGCACGCCGCGAAGGGGGCAACCTGCTCGCCCCCAACGTGAAGGCCACCCCTAAGCGCAAGACCGCCGACAGCGTCGAGCAGACCCTACTGCATGCCCGGGCTTGCGGCCTGTCCCTCAAGGAAGCTGCGGCCAAGTCCGGCATCCCTTATCAGACCCTTTACGCGGCCTGCCGTCGCCTTGGGCTGGTGATCGCCAAGGTCTACCGCCCCCGCACTCTGAAAGGCAAGGTGCGCCTGTGAGCGACTCCCTGGAAGCGTCGATGATGAAGCGCATCGGCGAGCTGAAGGCCGAGAACGCCCGCCTCAAGGCCGAGTGCCAAGCCCGCCAAGCGGAGAACAGCGTGCTGGCAGTCGAGTGCGACAGCCTCAAGGCCGAGGTCGAGCGGCTGACCAAGGCCGGGGACGTGATGGCCACCGGGCTTCAGGGCATGGCCGGAGAACGCCCCAAGGCCCTTGCCGATGAATGGAACGACGCCAAGAAGGGTGGCCAGTCGTGAGCGACGTAACCAAGTTCGTCTTCGCCGCTGACAACCACGGCGAGCTCGGTTCGGCCGATGCCCTGGCCGCCCTCTACGCGTACTGCAAGGACTTCAAGCCCGACGTGCGGATCGCCGGCGGCGACCACTACGACTGCGCCGCTCTCCGCAAGGGGGCCATGCAAGAGATGGAGGGCGTCCGCTCCCTCAAGGACGACTTCGACGCGGGCAAGGACTTCTTTGCCAAGTTCCGGCCGACCCACACCCTCTGGGGCAATCACGAGTACCGGCTAGAGCACCTGGCCCGCATCCATGCCTCATCCGTCGTCCGCGACTTCTGCGCTGACCGCTTCTCTGAGATTAACCGCCACGCCCGCCAGTGCGGCTCCAAGGTCATCGTCCCCTATCGTCGCGACAAGCCCGTCCGCATCGGCCCGATCACCGCGCACCACGGCATCGGCTCCGACCTGACCAAAATGGGAATGTTCTACTGCCAAGAGGGTGGCCTGTTCGTCTGCGGCCACGGCCACACCGGCCAACAGGTCAACCTCCCGAAACTGGGACGCGGCGCCGCCTACATGGCCCCCGCCCTGGCGCAGCTCGACCTGCTGGAATACAGCGAGAACACCCTGTCCGCCGCCAAGCACAACAACGGCTTCATCGCTGGCTGGTACAAGGGCAACGAGTGGAAGGCTTGGATAATCCACCGCCTAGGCGACGGGAAGTGGTACTGGCAGACCGACATCAGGACCTTCACCCCGAAGACCAAATGAGAAAAGGCAATAGCGTTAAAGCGCAGTTTCGCGTCAACGACGACATTCTCTTGGCGATCGTCTCGGAGCTCCAGCGCAAGGCCCAACAGCCACCGCCCGGCTTCCATTCAATCGAGCACTGGGAGAAACGCTGGAAGTGCAAGCGCACCTGCGCCATGCGCTACCTCCGCGAAGGCGTCAAAGCCGGCATCCTTGAGCGCGTCGAGCTGCGCTCTCTCTCTGGCCGATACATCCGCCTAGCCCCCTTCTACGGCCCCGCCCGCAAGAAGGCTCGACAGAAGCCCACCCGCTAGGCATACCCCTCCCCGCAAGCCATGCAAAACCCCGACGACCTAATCGCCCGGGCAAGGAAGTACCTTGCCACCCTCCCCGAGTCCATCGAAGGCCAGAAGGGCCACGACGCCCTCTTCCGCGCCGCCACTGTGCTGGCCCACGGCTACGCCTTCGACGACGCCACCGCCCTCGACCTGCTCCGCGAGTACAACGCCACCAAGTGCTCGCCCTCCTGGGACGAGAAGGAACTCGAGCGCAAGATCCGCGAGGCCGGCCGCCGCGCCCACGACAAGCCCAGGGGTTGGCTGCTTGACGGCGCCAAGCCTCACGTCCCCAACTTTAAACCAGCCAGCCCCAGCGTGAAGATTAGCCAGCCCACGAAGACCGCCACGCTGGCCGACCTGCCCGCCCCCGCCACGGCCCCGACCATCGCCCCCGCCGACTTCCTCACCTTCACCGACTTCCTCTTCGCGGCCTTCCGTCCCGACGAGCAAGTGCAGATCGAAACCCCCGCCGACCTCGGCGCCGATGGCAAGGGCCGCCCCGCCGGCAAGGGCATCGTGAAGACCGCCAACGCATGGAACGAGCTACTCGGCAACGACCCCCACCTCGACGGCGGCCCCGCCGGCTCCTTCGTCCGCATCAACCCCGTCAACGACGCCGACGGCAAAGACTCCAGCATCACCGCCTACCGCCACGTGCTGCTTGAATGGGACACCGGCACCAAGGAAGAGCAGCGCGCCCGCATCGCCC